ACGCTTGCCCTTGTCGTCGTCATCGTCGTCATCAGCCTTGTGAGCGGGCTCCTTGCCCTCTTCCTCGGCCCACTTCTTGAACGTCGTCTCTTCGCCGTCCTTGCGGTGACGCTTGCCGTCCTTGCGGGCGCGATCGTCATCGTCGTCGTCCTTGCGGGCCTTCTTCTTGTCGGCAGCAAGTTCCTTGGGCTCGCCCATCTCGGCGTGTTTGTCGTCGTCATCGTCGTCATCATCATGACGGCGACCCTTCGCATCCTTGCGATGCGCCTTGTCGTCATCGTCATCGTCGTCATCATGACGGCGACCCTTGGCATCCTTGCGGTGCTTCTTGTCGTCATCGTCATCGTCGTCATCTTTGCGATGCGACATGGAGTCCATGCGCTTTTCCATCGCATCAAGGCGATCGCACATCGCGTCAACGCCCTTCAGAAGACGGTCAAGATTTCCGCCGCTGTGCTCGGCATCGTCTCGCTTTTCAGGCATTTCTTTTTCCATTTCTGGCATGTCAGAACCCTCAGGAGTGGTTGTTGGAAGCTCGACTCCGGTAGGGTCTCTACCTTTGTCCCAGACGCCCTCTTCGCAGATGGCCAAATGGTCTAGCAGACTCGGCTTGCCTTCGACCAACAAAGCAGAACCGTCTTCTAAAGTTGCGCGCTGGTTTCCATCAGTAGCACGAAAAACAACAGCAGGCGAAGTGGAAAGTTGTTTTGATTCCATCGCACGCGCAGCATCTTGATCATAAATTTTGGCAATCCCCCAAACTTCTTCGCCCTTAATGTAAGGAAGAACAATGGTGCCAATTACACGATCAAGAAATTCTTCAGTGTTTAGTTTTCCCGTATCCGGGTGTTCCCAAATCACTGGCAAACCATTGCATCGATCAAGAAAATGTTGGTTCAAATATAGGTCGGGCTTGCGATAAACATACTCGTCAAGCTTGGTTCGATACGCCACGCCAGTGCCTGTAATACGCAGCGCAAACAACGCCACATTCTCATACTGCTGCGGACTGACCAACTCGCCATCACGAATAGCCTGGGCAACACCCAACTCGTCCATGCCCAAACGGGACAAAGAAACCAACACACCGGGGTGAATATCTCCAAGAATTGGAACGACTGCCATTTAGCGCACTACCTCTGGACCAAACTCAGGTTCCATCGACTTGGGGTTGATCATATCAAACACATGAACCCAAGTATACGCCGTGTGATCGCCATCCAATTTAGGGATATACGATTCCTCAATTCGCTGAATGAACGTCGTGTAGTCGCAACCGCTAACACCTTCGGAAATACGGCGCGTCCATATTTCACGAACACCATCGGGCACATGGCCCGTCTCCTCTTCGCATTCGCGGACAGCAGCTTCTTCAGGCGTCTCATCGCCCTCAAGCTTGCCACCAGGGAAGTCCCAATACCCACCGAAATCACCGGCATCAGACCGCTTCAGCAGCAACGTCTCGCCTGCGTCGGTCATGAACATGATGCCAGCGGCTTTAATCATCGTTTCCCTCTCGAAAACCCACCTGGATCTTCACTCGAAATCCGCCGCACAATTCCTTCGACACGCTCAACCAATTGAGCGGGCGTATCCTTGCGGACTGCAGGGATAACCTTTGTCATCGCCGACCGACGCATCAAAATCCGCGTCAAACGCTCAATTTGCTCACCCTCGCGCACGAATGATCTCCCGAACTCGCTTGAGTTCAGCTTCACCCTTCGCAGTTAGCATATCAGGCGGCAAACTTTCCAAAGAATAAATCCATTGGTGCCAACACCGGCAGAAAACTTCTTCACCAGGCGAAGTAACTTCATCTGTATACCCCGCTGACCCAGCTTTCATCAAGCCTTTTTGCAAAGCCCAATTATCGCGGACTGCATACACTTTCAAATCACGATCTTTGTGATCTTCGCGGTAATTGTAATTCTGCTGGCGCCAATGAGAGTGCCAAATTCCACACAAAGCGCCACCGGCAAGCGCCACCGTCTCAGACAACGCCGCAGCGAACTTGTGGCCCTGATCAATGATCACCCGGCGCTCTTCAAACGGCAAACTCGTCAAAGATTTCCGTATCGCACGCTTTGTCTCAACACGCTCAACAACGTCAGATCCGCCAACCGGGATTGAGGTCGCCCACCCGCTGAACCGTTGCAACGTCTGCTGAATCGACGCCTCACGATTTAATTGAATCAACTGCGCCGAAGCAAAGATACGACGATCCAGTTCAGCCCGAAGCTGCGGTTTCGCCATTTCCAACGTAAACTGCGACACGCCAGGATTGCTCTTCAACAACCCGCCACGATCCACATACTTCTGATACAGCGTGTGCAAGTGTTTCCGCAAAGTATCCTCAAGGAAACCACGCGATACCATGTCACGACGAGCTGCCTCGGCAATCTGCTGCATCCAGAACTCAAGACGCTCAGACGAATCATAGCCGTGCTGCACGAAGTCATTCACAGCCGCGGTGATAACTTCAAAAAACGTCATCGACGCTTTCATTGACCCGTCCGTTCAATCTCTTCGTTCAAACCCTCCAGGCGCTCCAACAAAGCCACGAACCGAACTTCAAATCCAGACATCGTGCCAGCCGCCACAACCTCGGCCCGCAAGGCCGCAACCTCATCCATAACGCCATTACGCTGCGCCCGTAGAGCCTCTGCACGCGCCCTGTGCTCAAAGATATGCCGCAGAGCAGCACCCTCATCAGAGTCGTCTACCGGCCCGCTGGACGGGGCTAGGGGAGGAGACCCGCCCCGCCCAGCAGTAGTATGTCGGCGCAGCAACCCCGACATACGTCTCTAAACCGACGAAGAGAACGGGCTGGGCGGCGTAGGCGCACCCTGCAACGCTTCCATCGGAGGCTCGTAATCACGCAAAGCCTCGGCATCCAACACCAAAGGCTGCGGAAATAGAATGCGGTTTTCACCGGCATTGTCGATTGCCCATTCAATCACACGCACCCGATTGTCCGGATCCATATGCGGCAACAGCACTTCCATCATTGCAATCAAAGCTTTCTGACGCACTTCTTCTGCCTTCGTCTCCGAATCAGGATCCCGCAGCAAAGACGGCCATTCAACCTTAAAGCTGTTCTTCCACCGATAAAAAGCATCGGTGTAACTCACACCCTCATACTCAGGATAATCTCGCTGAATGATGCTGTAGAAATCCTCATTCCAAGCACGCCGCATCACGATCTCATCAAAGAACCGATACAGCGGATTCATCCATTCACGGATGCCATCAATGAACCGCGCCAGGTTCTTTGCATCCTCGGTGCCTTCACCAAAGCCTTGAACCATCGTCTCGTTCTCCAGCATCTTCGCTGGCATGTCAGCAGCCGTGGCAATGTTTTTCAAAATGTTGGTGCGAGCAAACGTCCCGGCACCCTCGATGTTCTCCAAGTTCAAAGACTCAATGTCCTCGGAAATATCAATCGACATCACGTTGTTGGTCTCAGCCTCTTTCAACAATTGACGCTTCATGCCAGCCAACCGCTGCATGGCATTGTCAATAATCGACCCAGGCGCTTTCAACTTGGCCACAATCAAGCCAGCCTTCCGCGAAATCATGTCATCCGTCACCATCGTCTGAATAAACGATTTCAACGGATACAACGCACGCTGATACACAGACCGACCTACATAACCAAACGCCGACGTCGTATATTCAATATACAACGGGCGCTCATTCATCAGAACAACAGTGCGACTGCGATGATATGCCACGCCTGCAGACGTGATGATTGTATGCTTCTGGAAATCAGGCGCATTTGGATCTTGGTTCAACACCAAAGACCCAGCCGTATTCAACGGATCCAAAACATTGAAATACAGCGGCAAGTCAGCCATTTTCTCAGGCGGGATCTCTTTGTCGGGAGCAATGCCTGTCGCACCCAAAACCAAAGACCCAACACCATAAATCCTGGCAATGCCAGCAACCTGGGCAATGTAAGCGTCAGCATTAATCCGCTGCCACTCAGCCTCAAAAGCCTCACGAACCCTGTTTTCAGGCGCATTTGCAATACTGATCGCCCGACGCTGGCTCTGCG